ACATTATTGTTTTAGTTTGTGACAAGTAATGACAGGCTCGCAGCGGCGAGCCTTTTTCGTTTGTAAACCCCGAACGCAAAAACACACAAAAGTATATGGCAGAACTGACAAGTGGATTCAAAGGACTCAACGTCACCAACAACCGAATAGAAGGACTGATGGCGGACTTTTCGGGATTGAAGAATCTCGAACAAATAGTCAGCGACACCTTGCAGAAGTTGGCACTTTCAAATAGTGTCCAGTCTGGTGTCAGGTTAGTGAAGAGTGGGAATATGACGCTTGGTGATTTTGATGGATGGCTTTCCGAGATAGTTGTCCTCGAAATACGCAACGCGCTCGGTGTTTTGAGAAACAAAGCAATTCAGAAAGCCCTTGCCGTTGGTGCTCATGATGCAGCCTATGCCATATCACGAAGGACATACAAAGAAAGGTATGGCGGTAATATAAATATCGCAGGGCATCGCGGTAGGATAAGCAGTCGAAGCCGTATTGTTGAACCGCCAACTGGTGGAGAAAGTGGCATCCGTCGTAATAGAACGGTAAAAGATCGTACCATGCAACTTCGCAAATACTATGGTCCTGATCGTGATTTTATCCTTCGCATATTAAATGAAGGTCGTGATACTTTTATGGCAAAGTCTGATGGTCCGATAGGTCGTGGGTCAAAAGCCACATGGGGAAATCGTGGAGCGATAGCTCCAAGAAACTGGTTTGGCGCAACATTAAGAAGCGACCTTGAACTGGCGGCACGGCAGCTTGGATTATCTCTTGAGAAACAAGTTAAGGAGTGGGTTGAAACTAAATTTTCGGAATAATTATAATAAGATATGGCAAAATCAGTTCTTGAACTCGCGGTCGGCACGGGTAAATGGGATGCCGGACTAAAGAAGGCGAAGCAATCACTCGATAACTTCACCCAGGCGAATGGCGGACTCCAGCAGGCTCTCGACAAGGAGAGCCAGAAGATGAGTCAGTTCGTGCAGATGATGGGTAAGATGGACTCTACGGCGAAGACCGCCAAGGGTCAGATGAACGACTATAAGAGTACCATCGAGCAACTGACCATGCAGTACAACCGCATGACGGATGCCCAGAAGCAAAGCATCGGCCAAGACTACCTGAACGCCATCGACCAGATGAAGCAGAAGTATCAGGCTGTCAACGAGGAGATTCAGGAAATGAACCGATCGCTGAATGGTTCCACCTCTTCGGGTGGCTCCGGCGGTGGTGGACTGTTCGGTGGCGATAAACTGAACGGCATGTTGCAAGTGTTTGGTGGTAATGTGATGACCAAAGCCGCAAGCATGGCTGCCAACTTTGCAGTTGAATTAGGCGATGCTGTGAAGCAAGGCATAGAACTGGCCAAGCAGGGCGAAGGCATACGCATCGCCTTCGAGCGACTGGGTCGTAGCGATATTCTCGATGGACTGCGCGAGGCCACACACGGCACAGTGACCGACCTTGAACTGATGAAGGCAGCTGTGAAGTTTAACGACTTCAAACTGCCGCTCGAGGAGCTTGGTACTATGTTGGCCTTCGCACAACAGAAGGCCAAGGACACCGGACAGAGCGTGGACTACATGGTAGACTCCATTGTAACAGGATTGGGCCGTAAGTCATTGATGATCCTCGACAATCTCGGACTCTCAGCAGCCGAGATCAAGGAGAAGATGAAGGAAAACGGCGACATGACCAAAGCAGTTGGTGCCATCATCCGTGAACAGATGGCCAAGGCTGGAGAATACATAGAGACCGCAGCCGATAGAGCACAGCAGGCTGACGTGAGGCTGAAGAACTCGATGGAAGACCTTGGCCGCACGCTGTCGCCATTGACGGATGCAGGCCAGGGATTGTTCAACACATGGAAGGTGGCGGCCATCGATCTGCTTAATTCTGCCATCAAGCCATTACTCCAGGCATTCACTCAGCTTGGTGCCATCCAGAAGATACAGGACAACGTGAACGGTGGCGGATTCCTTGGTCGCATCACGAACAACCTCATAAACTCGAAAAACAAGGATTCGCTCTATTCACGTCAGCTTGAAGAGATAAACCGCACCGTGAACAAGGCGCGTGCCAATCTTCAGGAAGCCGAGAAGGGTGGCATGGGTAGCATTGAGATATACCGCAACCGACTGAAGGCTGTAGAGAATATCCGTGACCAATACATTGCAGCAGCCAAGCAGATCATGTCGCCAGTAACCCCATATACACCATCACTAGGCGCAGGTGGTGCTGGCGGCGGAGGTGGTAAAGGTGGCGGTAGCACTCAGAATGTCATCGAATACGCATCCGACAGTATCGCAGCACAGCAGGCCATTGTGTCGGAACTTACCAAGGAATGGCAGAATGCCGGAGCCGACGTGAGGGATGGCTACCTTGCACAATTAGTTGCAGCAGAAAATGCACTAAAGAGGATGAAGATCGAGGCCGCAATGAAGCGTGAGAACTTGGCCGGTAAGTTGAAGGGTGGCGAAGTGCAGACCAACCTTGGAACACTGACGGATTATCGCAGCATCAAGTTCAAAGGCTTAAACCTCAATTCGAGCGAAACCCAGAAAGGGGTAGACGATCTCACCAAATCGCTGAAGGAGCAGCAGAAAGCATTCGGATTGGCAAGTCAGGCCGCTACATCATTCGGTGCTGCTTTGGCGGGAATAGAAGACCCAGGCGTGAAAGCCGCTGGTATGGTGATGCAAGCTGTTGCAAGCATAGCACTTGGATTTGCACAGGCTTCATCTTCACCTAACACAGCTGGCACAGGCTGGGGATGGCTTGCATGGTTGGCCGCTGGTGCCTCGGCCATGGCCACGACCATCGCCACGATCCACTCGCTGACGGGATATGCCGAAGGCGGTATCGTGAAGGGCAACTCATACAGCGGCGACAACCTCTATGGCCCTGGATTCGGCATTAATGCTGGCGAGCTGGTGCTCAACACAGCCCAGCAGAACAACGTGGCGCAGGCCCTCGAAGGTGGTGGTTTGAAGAACTTAAAGTTGGAGGGCGTGCTGAAGGGTGAGAACATCTGGATCGCAGCCAACCGCTACACCAAGCGCACTGGTCAGGGCGAGATAGTAACATGGTAGTAAACTCAAAAAACTGAATGATATGAACGGAAACAACATCATCATCTACACCTCTGCGAACAACGGAACGAGTTGGACGGCGGTGGCAGCCACCAAGAGCGACAAGTTGCAGGTGAACGGCGAGACCATAGAGATAAGCAGCGCGACGGACAGCGACTGGCAGCACATCATAGCCGGACGGAAGAACTGGAGCCTACAGGTGAACTGGCTGGTGACACAAGCCTCAGACGTAAGGAAAGCCCTCGCTGTGAACACCCGCGTGAAGGTGCGAATAGGTGGCCGCACGTTCGCTTCGGCATCAGGGCTGGAAGGCTATGCCTACATCACCCAATGCGAGATGGCCTTCACACGCGGCACATTGGCCACAGGCTCCTTGCAGATGAAAGGAGACGGCGGGCTGACATAATCCTGCGACAAGCTCAGGAACCTCACACACACAATAATCTATGCATTTCGTAAGTAGACATTCTTATGGTTTTAATGAATTTGTTATTTAGTTAGTACGGGGGCGACGGCGGTCGCCCTTTTTTTTGTTTCGGCAGGCGCAGGTAAACCCCCGACGCATAATCGGGCGATAGGTAGAAAATAAACAACGAGAAGATATGAAATGGATTACTCTTGAAGAGATTAAGCAGCAGCTCAGGATAGAGCCTGACTATACCGACGAGGACGATAAGCTGGAGCGATATGGCAACAGTGCCGAAGCCACCATACTGAACCTGACGGGCCGCACATTCGAGGAGCTGAAGGCCATGAACCCAACTGGCGAGGACGCGATACCGCCCGACTTGTGGGAGGCTACCGTGCTGCTGGTATCGGTGAGCTACGAGCACAACTCGGCAGTAGACCAGTACCAGATGTATGCCGTGCCTTACTCAGTAGACATGAAACTTAAACCCTACATGAAGCTATGAACATAGGATTCACAGGCGGTATGCGCCCATACAGAATCACCATCCTCGAGGTGGTGCCATCAACGGACACATTCGGCGACACCACGAGCTATCGTCGCGCCGGTAAGGTGTTCTCCTCCTACAAGTTCAACAAGGGCACCAAGGCTCTGCGCGAGGGTGCGCTCGATGCTTACAACACGGTACTGTTTCAGCTGAACTTTAGTTCTAATATCAACATCACCCGCGACTGCCTCATTGAGTTTCGCGGCAAAATCTATCAGATACAGAGCCTGAACGATGATTATCAGGCAAACAAGATAGTCATCACAGCCACGGAGATGGCCACCCAGGTGAACATCATCCCCGATCCTGAACCGTACTCCACAACCGAACTCTCACCAATAAGCGAAGGCGATATATGAAAAAGGCATTAGTAGGCATAGGCCGACTGGAAAACCGCTACGCAAGGGAGTGGGTGGAGCACCATTTGAAGGTGGGCTTCGACCACATCCTGATTGCGGACAACAATCACGACGGCGAGGATCGCTTCGAGGATGTGTTGCATGATTACATAGACTGTGGACTTGTGACCATCCTGAACTATCGCAACCAGACAGCGGTGCAGAACCGCACATATAATGATGTGTATTGCCGCTATCAGGATAAGTTCGACTGGTTGGCATTCTTTGATTTCGACGAGTTTCTGGATATTCGCCAGGGCACGCTCGACGACCTGCTGACCACCAACGACCCGATAGTATTGGTGAATTGGGAATGCTACGGCGACAACGGGCTGGTGCGCTATGATGACCGCCCCTGCTGGGAGCGATTCAAGGAGCCACTGCCGCATCCGCTATATGTGCAGTATCAGACCCACGCGGAGAACGACCATGTGAAGAGTATCATCCGTGGTGGCATGTGTACCATCAACTACTGCCGCAATCCGCACGTCGTAGGCGACATGTCGCCATTCCGCGAGTACGATCCGAAAGCAAACGCCGTGCTGCGACACTACATCACGAAGACAGCCGAGGAATGGCGGTGGCGTGCCACCCGTGGCAGCGGCAACCGAACGCTGGCACAATGGCTGGCCACTTATGCAGGCAGATTTTTCAAATACAACGAACAAACAAAAGAAAAGGAACTGATTATGGGAAAAGAGAGAACCGTGGCGATTGTGAACTACAACACGCCCGAACTGACAGCAGCGGCCATCCTGAGTCTGCGCAAGCACGGAGGCAAGGACTGGCGAGTAGTAATCTTCGACAACTCTGACGAGAAACCCTTCACCAAGAAGATGAAGAACGTGGAGGTGGTTGACAATACCAAGGGCCAGATCATAGACTTTGAGAAAGAAGTGGCCAAGTACCCCAACAAGGTGCCGGAGTGTGGCGTGGATGGCAAGTGCGTATTCGGCAGCGATAAGCACATGATGTCGATTCAGGCACTCTTCGACATTCTGCCAGATGGATTCCTGCTGATGGACTCTGACATTCTGCTGAAGCAAAACGTAGAGTTCATGTTTCAGGAGGGGCAGTGCGTGGTGGGCCACATACAGACACGCGACAAGAGCAAGAACCCCTACGGCATAGACAGACTGGTTCCTATGCTCTGCTATATCAACGTGCCCATGTGCAAGGCTTGTGGTATCAGTTATTGGGACCCCAACCGCTCGTGGCAGTTGCACGGCAAGACCAAGAACTCATGGTATGACACGGGTGCATCGTTCCTCGAGGATGTGAAGAGCCACAAGCGCGGTGCCCGTGGCCGCAGGATAGACATCGTGCCACTGATGGAACACCTGAAGAGCGGCAGCTGGCGCAACGAACCGAACGCCAAGGCGTGGCTGCATCACCACCGCGACCTATGGGTGCTCTCTGAGGAGGAAATGAAGGAGTGGGTTGAAGTGAGTAAACCCGCAACGCGAAAACGCCCGAATAGAAAAAAGACGAAATAATTATGGAATTGTTTGGCAGTAATTTATTTAGATTCCACAAGCGCGAGGTGAAACCACCTACACCTGGAGTTCCATCAAGCACCAACGAGCAGGAGCCAAAGGTGCAGGGCGGCGACTATCAGGAGCGCATCGCCTATGTGCGTGGCCCCCAGGAGGCGCTTTGCGCTGGCACACTGTATCGAGCCGTGAATCTGCGAGGCGATACGATGAGCGCAATGCCGGTGCAGTATCAGAAGCGCGATTTTGAAAAGGGCAATTATCAGGTGGACATGCGCGGACTGGGTAGGCGCATCAACTACTTGCTACAGGAAGAAGCGAACCCGATAATGACTGCCAGCGACATGTGGAAGTTGGTGGAGATCAATCGCCTGTTCTACGGCAACAGCTTCGTGTATATCGAGCGCGATGAGTTCGGATTCCCGCTGCACTTGTGGCTCGTTAAGTCGGGCGGTTACAACATCGTAAGCGGCACCTACTCTACCATCGTATATCTGAGCGACCACGACTATGTGACACTCACCAACGTGCCCCGCGAGGATGTGATGCACTTCCCCAACACATTCCGCTATCAGAACGGCATCTGGGGAATCCCCACGCTTCAGTACGCCATCGAGACGCTGAGACTGAACCTCACCCTGCGACAGCAGGCACTCGAGACAGCTGCAAAGGGCGGACGTGTGAAACTGATAATCGGCGAAGAGAAACCCGCCACCGCTCAGGGCACCATCGCTGCCGGCTTATTCAATAAGGACCAGATGAACGCATACGCCGAGGAACTTCAAAAGAAGATGTACTCGGGCCACGACATCCTGGCGATCCGTGGACTGGACAAGGTGCAGAACATCAGCATGAATGCCCAGGAGATGCAGATGTTTGAGCAGCTGGGCGGCACGAATGATGCCTTGGCTCAGTTC